GTATAAGGTGAAATAAAAGCTATACAACAAAGGGTGTATAGTCCTAAGTACTGTAATAATGGATAATCAGCCGCTAAGTCCTTAATAGGGAAAAGTTCAACGACTATCCGAAAGCAACATAGTTTGTGAGTAGATAATGAAAATTATCAAAAGGAGTACGGCTCTAGTGAGTGGGTGAGAATCCCTTAAATGGAAATGGTAGATGTGTATTTAGTAATTAAGTACATAAAGATATAGTCTGCTCTATGGTGAAAGTCATAGAAGGGTATAATGGAAACGATTATACTCGTAACAAAAGGTATGCAAGATTTGTTGAAAATCGCTGGTAGTCAATCTACTTGGAATAAACTTCCTGAGTATAAAGGTCAAGACGTTAAAACACATGAAGCTACATTGTTTAATGCTATCAATGATGCATCCAATACAATTCTTGGTAACACTAAACGCTATGAAGCTACATTTATTATCTGTGGTAAAAACGCCGCTACATACATTGAATCCTTGAACACAAATATCGGTCAAGTACGTGAAATCTTCAAACGTGTATCTACAAATGGTATCGTTGGTGGTCCGCACTTGGTAGGTATCTTGGATGAAAAATACAAAGTATATAAAAATCCATACTACCCTGATAATGAAATCTTGGTAGGTGCTAAGGGTAAGCAAGTTAGTATTGCTTAGTTGATACATTTTGCCCTTGTAAAACCCTGTGAATTGCTGGGACGTGCTAAAGACTGTTATACCAAAGTGTAAAAATTAACAGTATGAGTTGTGGGTTAGCACTCCACAACGATGAAATGTACAATCAGCAGCCTTATATAATCTTAGAATATATGGGGTTCATCGACTATCGAAAACAGAGATGTAAAGTAAGACTGGTAACTCGGTCAAGGTTATTATAGGTTACATCTTTTAAGTGAGTAGAGTAGGAATTAAGTTCCGAAGTGCAGGGAGTTATTACTGATAACCTAAAGGTAATAACTATGATATAGTCAGTACTAACAAGAAATATGTTAGTTTAAAAATAAATAGTCAGTTAAAATGTTAGGAAATGTTCATCGAAGCTGGCTATATTTACGCTCCATACTTGCCTTTATTCGCAAGCCAATTATTGGTTGATGCTGACTTCAAAGCACAACGTGGGTTCTGTACAATTTATGCAAAAAAAGCTGTAAATAAATACATGTACCATCGTTTGACTTTGGTAGATAATAAGCAAGTAGCCGCTAACTAATTGATAGTTAAGCTATAAGTCATCAGTAAACATGACTGTATATAAATACAAAACTAAATAATATATCCATTCAAAGAGGTGTAGTTAATTCTACACCTCTTTTCTTTTTTTGTTGATTTTGATTAGCGAATAGTATATAATTTAATTACAGCATAGTATTTTATATTAGGGGTGATTAAATTATGGAAAAGATTGTAGCTAGAGATGGAGTGTTGTGTAACATTCCTAGTGGTAAGACTTGTAATTTGGTTGTGTTATTCTCTGGTGGTTTTGATTCAACTGCATTACTGAATATGGCAGTTAATACTAAAAAGAAGTATGATAACATAAAAACTGTGTATGCATTGTATGTTAAGAGTAACCTATTAGATAAAGGAAAAGTGGAATTAGAGAATAGACATGTAAAAAAGTTTATTTCTCATATTAATCGAGATGAAGAATTAGTTAAGTTAGTTACTTTTAAGAGTTCATTCAGTGATTTAGAAGAATATTCCTACAGTGAGAATTCTTATGATTTAATATTTATTAATGCTATTAATTCAGTAGTACCTATGATAGGTGGTGCTGATATGAATATAGTATTAAATGGCTCTTTAGATAGGGATTCTAGGACATATCATTTACCATACTATAAGAAATTGGTAGATGACTTTAATGTGGAATATAGAGGTGTTGATATATGTATGATGTTTCCTTTTATACAGTTGGATAAACCTAGAATTCTAGACTATTTAATCAACAATAATTTATATCAATATTGTACTTGTTGTGAGAGTCCAAGTAGTGATGAATTCTGTAATAGTTGTAAAGGTCATTTAGAGGGTTTGTTTGGTTTATTATTGGCTTATAAGTTATATGGTGATATTGAGTATAACGAAAGTAATGTAGATTTTGTTGAAGAAGAGATAAATAGGATGTTGGGAGTTGACATTTGATGGGTGATAAACCAAATTTACTTGGTGGTAAAGGTAAGAGAACATATAATAATGGTGTGATAGCTAGAAGGTATTATGAGGGTGAGCAACCTGAAGGGTTTGTTTTAGGGATGTTACCACGTACTGAAGAGCAAAAGGCTGAAAGTAATGCTAAAAGGGTTAAGACTACTATAGAAAAATATGGTGTTGCTAATGTGGCACAGTCTAAAGATGTATATGATAGAATTATAGAGACGAATCTTAAAAAGTATGGTGTTGAACATCATCAAAGTCTTGAATCTCAAAAAGAAAAAGTAAAGAAAACAAATTTAGAGAGATATGGTACTACTAATGGTAAGATATTAAAACCAAAGGTAATAAAACCTAAGAGGGAGAAAAAAGTAAAATCACCTAAAGTTAAAGATACTCGTAAAGGGCATTATTATAATAATGGTGTTATCACTAGAAAGATTAAAGAAGGTGATGATATACCAGATGGGTTTGTTAGGGGTATGTTGTTAAGTGATGAACTTAAACAAAAGAGGTCAGCTAAGGCTAAGGAAACATTTCTCAAAAAATATGGTGTAGACAACCCATCTAAATCTAAAGAGGTATATGATAAAGTACGGAAAACAAATTTAGAAAGATATGGTCATGTTTGTTCTGCACAATCTGAGGTTGTTAAAGAGAAGATAAAAGCATCAAATCGTAAAAAGTATGGTGTAGAGTATTCTTTTCAAGCGGAAGTAGTTAAAGATAAAATCAAGGCTACAAGTTTAGAACGGTATGGTGTAGACAATCCATCTAAATCAGATATTATTAAGAATAGGATTGTTGAATCTAATCGTAAAAACTTGGGAGTAGATTATCCTATGCAGTCTAAAGATGTATTGGATAAATCTAGGGTTACTTCTTTACAGAAATATGGAACTGAATATCCTAATCAATCAGAAATTGTTAAATCTAAAATTGATGCTAGTACTTTAGAGCATTATGGTGTTAATCGTGCTTGCAAGTTGGATGAATTTAAGCAAAAAATTGTAGATACTAATAGGGAGAGGTATGGTGTAGATTATACTTGTTTATTGTACAGTGGAAAACTAAAAGGCAACGATAGTAGTTATAATCGTGATTTTGCTGAGTTGTTAGATAGTAACAATATTAAGTATGAGCGTGAGTTCTTATTACAAAAGTATTCTTATGACTTTAAAGTGGGGAATACACTAATAGAGATAAACCCTACTGCTACACATAACACTCATTTTAATCCATATGGGAAAAACAGAATTGATACTAACTATCATAAGAATAAATCTAATTTAGCTAAAGATAGTGGTTATAGTGTAATTCATGTGTTTGATTGGGATGATATTGATAAAGTTGTACAACTTTTGAGAGATAGGGAGACTGTATATGCTAGGAAGTGCGAAGTGATATTTGTTAATGAGGTAGATGTTAATAAATATTTAGATACATATCATTTACAGGGAACATGTAGAGGTCAAAAATTTCGTTTAGGTTTATATTACGATAATAAGTTAGTGTCCTTGATGACGTTTGGTAAATCACGTTTTAATAAGAATTGCGAATATGAATTGCTACGTTATTGCTCACATTATAACGTAGTAGGTGGTGCTGAGAAGTTATTCAAGCACTTTGTAGATAACTATAAACCCAATTCTATTGTGTCTTATTGTGATACTTCTAAATTTAGTGGTAAAGTGTATGATATGCTTGGGTTTAAGTATGTTAAGACTAATTCTCCTAGGAAACATTGGTATAGTTGGAAAGAAAAACGTCATATCACAGATGGTTTATTGTTAAGTCAAGGGTATGATAGGTTATTTAAAGAAAATCATGGTAAAGGTACTTCTAATGAAGAATTAATTCTAGCAAGAGGTTATTTACCTGTATATGATTGTGGACAGTCTACATATATTTGGAGAAGTGATAATGTCTGATAAGGTTAAAAAGAAATATTATCATAATGGCATTGTTAATAAAATGTTTGTAGAGGGTAAACAACCTGAAGGATTTGTATTAGGTATGTTACCACGTACAAAAGAAAAACAAGATGCTATTAATAAGAAGAGGGAAGAGACTACACTAAAGAAATATGGGGTGTCACATATTTCTCATCTTAATGCAGTCAAAGCTAAGAGACAAAAATCTTTGTTAGAACATTATGGTGTAGACAATCCATCTAAATCTAAAAAGATACAAGATAAGAAAAAAGAGACATTTCTTAGAAGGTATGGTGTAGACAATCCTATGAGGTCTGAAAAGATTAAGCAGAAGTTTAGGGATAATTATAATACTAAATATGGTGTAGACAATCCTTTTCAGTTAGATGTTGTTAAAGATAAGATAAAAGATACTAATAGGGAAAATTTAGGAGTAGATTATCCTACTCAATGTCAAGAAGTTAGGGATAAGGTACGTAATACTTTTATGGAGAGATATGGTGTACCTTATTACTTTATGTTGACTAAAGAGTGGATAGATGCTAATGACAGTAAACCTAATAGGGATTTTGCTAGTTTATTAGATAGCAATAATATCACTTATGAGCGTGAGTTTAGGTGTGGAAAATATTCTTATGATTTTAAAGTAGGGAATACTTTGATTGAAATAAACCCTACTGCTACGCATAATACTCAGTTTAGTCCTTATGGCGATAAATGCGTTAAAGATAAATACTATCATAGGGATAAATCTAGTGTAGCTAAAGATGCTGGATATAATGTCATTCATGTATTTGATTGGGATGATAAAGGTAAGATTATTAACCTACTTAAAAATAGGGATACAATGTATGCTAGGAAGTGCGAAGTAAGATTAGTTGATAGTGTGGAGTGTAATCAATATCTTATTACATATCATTTACAGGGTAAGTGTAATAGTCAAACAATTAGGTTAGGTTTATATTATGATAATCAGTTAGTATCATTGATGACATTTGGTGTTGCAAGGTATAATAAGAAATACGAATATGAATTATTACGATATTGTGCTAGTTATAATGTAGTAGGTGGTGCTGAGAGATTATTCAAGTACTTTATTAGTGAATATAAACCTAGTAATATCATTTCATATTGTGATACTTCTAAGTTTAGTGGTAAAGTGTATGATGCTTTAGGTTTCAAGTTAGATACTATTAATAGTCCATCATGTCATTGGTATTCTGTAAAGGAAACTAAACATATCACAGATAATCTGTTACGTATGCAAGGTTATGATAGACTATTCAAAGAAAATCATGGAAAGGGTACATATAATGAAGAATTAATTCTAGCTAGGGGATATCTCCCTGTATATGACTGTGGACAGTCTACTTATACATGGGAAAACAATAAAAACGTAGAATAAATTTAGTATTCACTATATATAGTAGTGGATATATTAAATTTAGAGTTTGTAAAATAACAGAGTGGGTATATTAATTTAGTTTTTGTAGATTAGTGTATGTTTACTGAGGATATATGGGAATTCTATGTGTGTATTCCTGTATGTCCTTTATTTTACTACTTAGATGAAGAGTTGGAGATATAATGAGTTTAGAGTTAAAAAACACAACTAAAAATACCATTCGTATTCCAGATTATAATTATAATGGTACATTGGTTTTTGAACCTGAAGAAGCAAAACCTTTGGATAATATTGATAAAGTATCTTTCTTCAGACCTTATGCAAGGGCTGGTATCATTGTAAGGAATAATGAAGAGGATTTAGGTTTATCTCAACGCACATTAGACGATATTAACAGGGCTAAAGAAGATTTAAAAGGTCATGTATCTAATATCGCAGATGGTGTGGCAGATAGTGTGAAAAATGTATCTGATAAAACAAAAGACGCTATTAAATCTGTAGCAGATAATGCTGGTAAGATTGCGAATGATGTAGTAGAAGATACAGTTGAGGAAGTTACTTCTAAAGTAGATAAAGTTAAAAAGTTTACAGCTGATTTCCTTGATACATTAACATTAAAAGAATTGAAAGCAACTGCAAAAGAAGTTGGTGTAGATGCTGAAAGTGTTAATAAGAAGGCAGATGTAAAAGACATGATTTTATCTGCTCAAAAGAAGAGTAAATAATATTTTGGGGTGTAAGTAGTCATGAGTAGGATTGACGATAATTTACTTGTAGATAGTAGTTCTTTTAGTAATGACTACATGGAATCACTTTCAAAAGAAAGACGTGATATCATAGAGGATTGCATGGTAGCTTTAGGGTATCCTGTAATTACTTTATATATTACTCAACGTCAAATAGATAAGTTAATAGATTTTTCTACTAGGAGGTGTGAGAGTAAGGTAGCTTTACCATACTTAGCAACTTTCAATGTAGCTAGTGGTGTCATAGATGTTACTGGTTATGATATGGAAGCAGTGAGGCAGATATATAGTGGTAGTGTGGGTGGTTCTACAAATAGCAATGTCGATTTAGTTGCTGACCCTGATAAAGATGGTGGTGGTGGCAACCTCAATCTGAGTGGGTGTGATATTTGTAATCAACTATGTCAGTATAGGGGAATGCAAGCATTAGGATATGGTGGAGATTTAAAAGGTCTTTATAACTATGTTGCTTATGCTGGTTCATTGTCTGAAATGAATATGTTGATGACAAACGATTGGTATTTAGACCCTACTGATAATAAACTATATATTGATGGTTTTAGTGGTGTTGTAACAGTTGAGTATGTAAAATCTAATAACACTTTTGAAGATATAGCTAAGAACTCATTTTGGAGACAGTGGATTCGTGATTATACATTAGCTATGGTTAAGATTACTGAGGGACGTATTCGTTCTAAGTATAAGATAAGTAGTGGTGTGTTTGAAATTGAATCAGATGAGTTGATAAATGAGGGTAATACGGACAAACAGGAACTAGAGCAACGATTGGAAGATGGTGGCTTTGGTTATTGGAATATTATGCGAGGTTAGTATCTGATATAAGTAGAAAGGTTAATGTTAATGAAATTTACGAATTGTCCTTTTGGGGATGATACTCCTACCTTAGTTGGTGGTGTTGGTGGTGGTCAGCCTGTAAGATGGTTGTACTCTGAATTTGGACACTTCCTTAATGTGTGGGGTAGAAATAATAATGTTAATGTTACTTTCAATTTAAAATCTAAAGAAGACATCGATAGCAAGCTAAATATACTACATGATTATGTGGTTAATGGGTTATTGTCTAAAGATGATTTGTGTGAGTTAGAGGAAAGGTTACGTACATATAGTAATCTTGTAAGTGGTGGTAATGGTAGCCATACTCACGCCGCTATTGTATCTGAGGCTCATGCGAAGGGCAAAAAATATACTGCTTATGAAGATGGCAAGATGGTTGAGAAAGTTGGACGTGGTAGTCGTAAGCATGTCACATCTGCTCAACTAAAAGCATTAGCTGAGGCTAGGAAAAAGGCTCATACGGATGAAGCTTGTACTAAGCGTAGGAAGTCTATTCAAGCTAGACGTGATGCGAAGACTTTAGGTTTATAACATTATACATAATAATGATAGTTATATTTTAGTAATTTTAATGGGGGATTCCTATATAAATGAGGCAAGTTAGAAAACTTAGCAATTTGATTGCTGACGAGTTGGAAATGCAAGGTTTGGAAGTTGGTTCCGCTTTGTTTGAATCTACTGTGTCTAGCATTGTTAAGAGCGTAAATGAAGCTTTGAAAGATGCTGACAAAAAAGACGCTGGTAATACAGATGTTTTTGAAGAGGTAGAAGAAGGTTCTTTCTATTTTGCTACTGCAGATACAACTTTAGGTGATTATGAAGTTAATCAAGACGAGATTGTAGAGTTAGTAACAAATGGTGAGCCTTGTGTAGTAAATATCTATGATTCTGAGGGCGAATTGCGTGAGGAAGGTGTAGAAGTTCCTGCAGAAGCTTTTGTTGCATTTGTTGATAGTGCAGACGAAGTAGTTATCGAGGATGTGGAAGACCTTTTTGATGAAGACGAGGAAGAAGTAGAAGAGGGTGCAAAAATCTCCTTTAAGGGTGGTAAAAAGCGTAAAATCAACGCTAAAAAAGCTAAACTTCTTTTAAAATCTAAAGAAAAAGGTGAAAAGTGGAAAGTTCAAGGCGATAAATTAGTGCGTAGGACTACTGCTGAAATTAAAGCATCTAAGAAAAATATCAAAAAAGCTAAAAAAGGTAAAGCTAAGGCTAAAAAGAACCGTAAAAAAGCTATGAAAGCTAATGAGTCTGTTGTAGTTGAGGGTTTTGATATTTCTGCTAATGGTACTATTTTCCATGTAGAAGATGGCGATGTTCTTTCTTATGAAGATGGTTTCTTGTCAGTAACACGTGATGGTGTAGAAGTATTCTCTAACTTGACTGTTTCTGAGTCATTCATTTCTCGTTGCATCTCTGAAGGTGTGGTTGAGGATTGTGAGGATTGCGAAGACGAAGAAGAAATTCAAGAAGGTAAAAAACGTAAGACTGTAAAAGAAGACGATGAATCTGAAGAAGAAAAAGAAGATATCAAAGAAGATTCTGACGAAGACGATTCTGACGAAGACGACGATGATGATTCTGAAGATTCTGAAGATTCTGACGATGGTTCCGATGAAGACGACGGTGAAGTATCTGAATCTCTTTTAACTTTTAGGGCTGGCAAAGGTTACTGTTTAGTTTCTGAAGGTCGTGAATTGCAAATGGGCAATAGGATTCGTGCTAGGGCAATGTTGTTAAATCAAGGCTTTGAAGTTTCTTCAGCAGATTTAGACAAAGCATCTAATGGTCAAGTAGTAGTTTTATAATACAGGTAGGATAAAATAGCATGGGTAGGTTGTATTTGAGTGATACATTAAAACTTATCCTATCAGATAAAATTAATGTACCTGATACTGAAATTGAAAGGTTATCAGGTACATTTTATAAATTAGGTCTTTCTGATAACGATGAGACTTATGGGATACTTTTTATTAAGATGTCAAAATAGTAGTCATGAGTACATCATGATATATTTGGCAAAATAGTAAGTCTATAGGGAAACCTGTAGGTAGTGGTAGTTTTAAAAGCTATCCAACAAAGGAACTGAATTGCTGGGAACTCCTAAAGCT